CCTGCTCCAGCTCATCAGCTCCTCGACCTCCATGTCTTCCAGCACTGGCAACGGCTGATGAAAGACATGCATCACTAAACCACAGGCGGCTTTTATTTCGCCCCAGGGCCTGACAAAAAACCTCGATATACTTCCTGCACTTTTGCGTAGTCACACATATCAAGCTCTTCAATAACCTCGTGAGGCACTTCACACAAATTTGCAAACAATGCGGTTTCAGAATCAGCATCAGAAACCGCACCTTTTTCCGCTGCTTTCTGGTCACGCACTTTAGGGCGACGCATGTCCAGCTTAGAATATTTCTGGCCATTAACATCCACCGGATAATCAAGATCAATTGACATATTTCTCTCCAAATTCATTAAAACAATTTATTAAACAATTTACTTAAAAATTAAAGCCCCGCAGCATCACGGTAGGCCTGCAACTGATCAACGCCATTAATAACACGAACCGCATTATTCACATCAATCTCATGAATCACTTTTCCGTCAATAGTGCGTTTATAAAAAGACAGGGCAACTGAGCATTTCATTTCAACTTTCTTTCCACCCTGCCACTCACCCTCATCAATTTCAGTGAACTTTCCGCGCATGTTATAAACCACCGGCACCACAACTCCGGCCTGGTCGACACCACCACGAATCGTTAGCGGCACATCAGCTCCATCAAGTAAACCAAATAATGACAACACTTCTGTGTCAAATTTCTTGAGAGTAAACTCAGCTGTGAGCACCTCCATTCCCACGTCCTGCATTACAGGCGCATCACGACCACCTGAACGATCTTCTTCAGTTTTAATGGTTAACTTTGGCGGTGTGAGTGTTTCAATTTCTCCCGCATGGCCACGGCCATCAACATATAAATTAAGTAACCGAATAATTGATGCAGACATAATTGCTTCCCCTTAAATTACAAACTTAATAATTAAATAAAAAAAATAAAATTACGAACCAAACACAGCTTCAACCGTGTAATCATTATTTACTGCAGCCCGAAAACTCACACGCTCCGCCACACCATAACGACCATAATCAAAATCAAAATACACCTGCCCCGCATCCATCGTGACATCTGTATTTAGCTCTGGATTTAACCAGCACTTGCCTCCACTAATCGCACCATCACCCATCAGTTTCGCGAGATATGCATTAACCCCTTCACTTACATCTTCTGCGTAGGTTTTAGTTATGTTGCGATCAACCGCCCACATGTGAGCACGCAATAAACTTTCTAAAATCATGTCGTTTAAACGCACGTGCGCCAGGAATGCCCACTTCGGATCTGCACTACAGGTGCGGTTACCCCACAGGCGATAACCGTCTTTGCTGATGATGGTGGCCACCTCTTTTTCATTTAATAAATTAGCCCGTGCATTCGCGTCGCCCAGTGTAAAATCAATCGCGCGAGCCGTGCCGATAATGCCGTTAATTTCTTTATTAGAAGGCGATGTCCAAAAACCATTGGATGCGTCATTGCTGGCAATTAAACCCGCAACGCGATCACTGTTTGAGGTAACTGCTTCCGCGTTTGCATCTGTGTCCCAAACCTTCACCCAGGGGTCAGTCACAAACACGCGCTCACTACCAAACAGGCCGCGATAATCTAATGCATCAGCATCATTTGTATTTGGGCCGTCTGCTAAAATTACCGCTCGCAACTGATCAGCAATGCTGACCATTTCACTCGTTACCGGTGCGCCCGTTATCACGCTTGCTGTGCGAGTCACCTGGCTAGTGTAACCAGGAGCGATTAAAACTTTTGGCTGAACACCCACATCACTCTCTGCATCTAATAACGCATGCACACCTGTGCGCGCGCCGGTATCCACATCAACGCCGCCCATAATGTCAGCGGTAGTGACCAGTGTTTCATCGATGCGATCGTAGGCAACGTTTACCGTTTCACCGGCTGTGATAGTACCTGTTGTGATACGTGTAATAATGCCTGTGTCCACATCAACACTATAATCAGTTCCTTCAACATAGGTGGCTACCAGGGTTTGGTCTTTAACAACAACATTTAAAATATTGTCATTAATAACCTCAAGGGTTTCATCAATAGCAAAGGTATAATCAATACCCGCGACAGCCGTTTTATGAACAGCCGGGTCAAGCACATTAATGACTACAACTAACGCACCCGCCTGATCAAAAATTCCATCAATCGCATCGGGTATCGTTCCCAGCCCTGTCCCAAACTGTGCAGCTTCAACTCGACTGCCCGCAATTAAAGTCGGTTTATTTATGGGCCCTTTCGGCGCACTACCGACTAAACCAATTACCGCAGAGCGAACGGTTGGAATTGGGCGAACGCCATTGTTTAATTCTATAATTTCTACACCGTGCAAAAATCCTGACATTTTTTTATCCTCTTATTTTGTGATTAATTAAACGCTTACAAAACCAGAATTGTATTGAAAAATTTTGGCTTGACCTGTGTCTATGATGTACATTTTTGTACCATCGTTGTTATAAATAATGTTATCTGGGGAGCTGATGAGCTGATTAAAATAATATTGATCACCGTCATAAAAAGCGGTCGTTATATCAGTCGGTATATCCATCTTGTAATGTATCGCATGTTTTTGACCGCTGTTATCGAGAAGCGTAAAGCCGCTATTATCAGCATCTAAAAATAGCCCGGTTGGGCTAGCTGATTCTGCGCTGATGTTGAACTGATCTGTTTGAAAGATTGTACTTGTAATATCAAAAGCAACATTTAATTCTATGTGATAAATTGTTGATGTAGCCTCACCCAGCATATAAATATGATAACCGTCTTTACTGATTGCGAAAGCGACCGGGTTTAGATCATATGTAGTGAAATCAATAGATTTATTTGTGTATGTAGCGGTTGATATGTCGTCGGGTAGTGCTGTGTAGTATAGGTATAAAACGCCACCGCTTAACACATAAAAAAGCGTATCGTTATCGGCTATTTTAAAGTCTACAGGATCATTAGCCGTTGCTGCGATATATACTTCTAAATTATCAAAAATAGCGGTTGAAATATTTCCAGGTTCCGACAGTGTGTATTGATAAATGGTATTTGATGCATTCCCTGCGATGTAGGCTTTTGTTTCACTACTATTTAACACCATACCCGTCGGGAACCCATCTTGTGTAACCGTTGATAGCTTAATATTTTTGTAGCGAATCGATGGCAAATCAAAACCATTTATAATGGCTTGCTTACCGTGAATTAAATCAGTGTCGACACCTGAATTAATGCCGTCGACGGTTTTTAATAGCGTTAAAATTTCGGCGGCGGTTTGGTCGGCGGTGGCGTTGTTTTCTATGCCGTTTATTTTGGCTTCAATACTGAGTAACAAACTCTTATCTGTTGAGGCCATAAAACCATGTGCCAGGGTTGTGGCTACAGCGTGAAGGGTGCCCCCCGTTCTCGCACCATGTGAAACATCGCTAAATCTTGCCGTTGGTATACTCCCTGCGTTTAAATTACTGGCATTACGTAAAAAGTCTGCGTGTAAGCCATCAAGTAAATCAGCATCCAGGTTTGAGAGTGTGCCATCTACGGTTAAAAGTAAGGCCAAAATTTCGGCGGCGGTTTGATCGGCAGTGGCCGCCGCTTCAATGCCTTCTAATTTATTAAAATGAAACGGACTCATAAAACCCGCAAGCACTGCTGTTGCCAGTGCATGCAATGTGCCGCCCGACCTGTCACCATGAGATGAATCAGCAAAGCGCAGTGCAGACAAAATACCCGCATTTAAATTTGATGCATTCCGGTAATAGCTTCCATGTTGAGCATCTAGTAAATCTGAATCTAAACCCGACAATGCACCGTCTACAGTTAGGAGCTTTGCTAATACATCGGCTGCATTATAAGTCGTGCTCAATAAATACTGGGTAAGTATTGATGTTAAGGTCTGCGGTGTAATTGCGCGCGTATGATCGACGCCTGAATCTGCCTCAACCTGTGTGGCCACTTCTAAAACACCGGCCTGTGTTTCACTTGCAGGCGGGTTTGTAAAACCCGTTCCGCTTACCGTGATTGAACCCGGTGCAATACTGGTGAATACTGTATCTGCAACAACAAGCAACAATGCATCTGCTGCTTTGTCTGTAACCCCATTAACTGAATCGGAATAAATCGCAAACAAAACACCCGTGTCTGTATACAAACCAAATTCACCAAGACTATAAGCATCTGTACTGTCATCTGTAATCGTCACACTAATTGTGTCAGGTGAAACAACCGTTCCGGCGACGGTATTAACTCGTTTAATTTCTGCTAACAATGCCGTTGCTGTTGTATCTGGAGTCCAGCGTCCAGTTCCCAGGGCAATTTGATTTAAAATAACCGGAAGTGTGCCGGTGTTCGTCGCATTAACTATTTCAGCACGACCCGCATCTGTGACTATAAGCGTTAAAGTTGCCATTGATTAATCCGTAAAATTTAAATGAATATAATTTGCTGTTTGAGAAACACACACAACATTGACTTGTGCAAGAGAAGTTATACCCACATTTAAGGTGTAATGACTACGCACATTTTTTGCGCGGTCAATTGATGCAATCATTGCGTACTGCAAACCTTCATCAATATAATTTCCGCCGCCACTGATGGTGACATCAAATGTACCCGGCACACCTTGCGGATTTTTTTCAAACCACTCTTCTACAATCGCAATACCACCAAAGGCCGCAACGGCATCGATCACCGCCTGAGCCGTACCGCGTTTACGTCGTGTTTCACGTGTTGCCTTAATCACTGCGCGTTGCACTGATTCACTCCATTGAGAAGACCACTCCTGCACACCTTCTGCCCAGGCAAGCCAGGGTAGTAAACTTAATGCACAGGTATCTGCATTCCATAGATCGCTAATAGAATTAATATTTTGATTGCTTGCACGCTCAGTTGTATCGACTAAATGATTAACTAATGGCGACGCATTGGGTGGCAATAAACTACTCATTAACACCGCCCACAACAATCGTCACCCCCGTGCAATAGGCGGCCTCAGTTGGTTGCACAACTTGGGTCACCACAATGTCAGTCGCAACCGTATTGTTTAGTTGTACATCCATCACACCATCAACAATGTGTGCCGCTATTACAGCCGCCACAGTAATGTCACGCCCTAAACGATGTTGTTTGTCTACCCAGGCAAGCACGCTTGCCTGTGATGCTAAGCGCACAGTCTCCTGGTCAAAGTTTGGGTATAGCGTTAAGGTTGAATTTATGGTGTAACTAATTATGACTGCCGACTGCACGGTCACCTGATCAGTGAGCGGGCGAACACCATTGTTTAACTCAGTCGATACTGCTGTCAACAAAGCAGCATCGGCTACTCCATCACCCACACGTGAAAGAACCGACACCACCACAGCAACAGCACTCGGGCTTGTGATTTTTACATGCTTCACATTTACATCGGCCTTACTTGCGTGATAAATATATGCACCTTCAGGCCCCGCTGTTGAGTACGCGTCTTCTGCAATTAACAGACGTTCAAGATATGCCTCATCACTTTCATAGGTTGCAGGAACAGGCGGAATTGCTGTTGCATCACCCGCATCAAGTAATAAACGTGCTGTTCTATAATAGGTCACACCGATGTGATCTAAATCAGGACCTTTTGAAAATGCCAACAATAAACCCTTAACCCGATCATTAAACTCGACACCCTTTAGCGTTTCCCGATAAGCCGCAACTTCTAACACAATATAAGCAGGGTCAGACGGTGTAAGGTTTGCAAGCTTAGGGTCACGCAAAGCAAGGTCATTCAACATTTCAGCAAGAACAACTTCAAAACTTTTTTGTTCTATAATTGCCGGTGCTGGTAAATTTGAAATATCAATGCTCACACCACACCCCCAACACTCACCGTGACCCGCTCACCCGTTGGCAAATAAATACCCGTTAAATCAAACAAGGCCCCGGCATCAGTGACCTCTGTTGGCTTTATGCTTTCAAGTTTAAAATCGGGCAGGCCATTTACGGGCAAGTCAATTGCATCGGCTATTGCTGCATAACATTGCACCAGCCAGGATTCATTAATAGTTTTATCGACCAGGTCAAACAAAGCGCAGCCATAATCACGGCGCATAATGCGCGTGTTTTTTGGCGTGGTAAGCACATCCGTCAAACGCTGTTGCAAATGCAACTGCCCCTCTGAAGACTTACCCGATTTGTTGTTCATTCCGTACATAAATGCGTTCTACTTTTTACTTTTCTTTTTGCTCGACATCGCAACCGAAGGTTTAATACGCCCTGCAATTAATAAGTGACGCGCCTGCTTTGCAGTGAGAGGTAAAATTTTTCCCTGACAGTGAGTTTCATTATTCAGGTAAAGTTTTTCTACAACTTGATAATCTTGTTTTGTTGCCATGTTTATCTCCTAACCTACTTCCTGGCCAAAACCGGCCATAAACGCTTCAGCTGATGCCTCGGCAAAAATTTGTGCACCATTCGACGTAATCGGTGAGCACGCCATAATGCGACTGACAATTGATGCCGCATTGACTGTGTATTCATGCACCAGCAATACATTGTTCCAGCTCGCAACCCAGGCATTGACCTCGTCATCAATTCCACTGGCAATGCAATTCACATACTGCAAACCAATTCCAGCAAAAAGATAATTATTAAACTCTGTTGAGAAACTTACGCTCATACTGGTGGGTGTTTCTGGAGAAACAGAAGTCCACCCCGCATGAACTGCCGCCGCCAACTTTTGAATAAACGTGCCGTTAACATTGTTTTGAACCGCAAAGCCGCCTTCAACCACATAAGGCTTTGCAAGAATAGTCGCGATTGCGCTTTGCCCAATACTCGGCACCTTAACCTCCTGAGCTCACGGTGGTTGAACCCTGCGGATGTGGTGCACCGGTTAGCGAACACACGTGCGTTTGACACACGACGCCACCTGACAGACCACCATTCAAAATGATCGCCGTCGCATCGACCGTTGCATTTCCACCTGCGTCAATATCGACATTACCGCCCGCATTTATAATTGCATTACCACCCGCAGCCGCATCGATGTTGCCAGTAGCATTCAACACAACATCGCCACCATTTACTGTAATAGTGAGTTTATGAGTCGCCCGGTTGTATTCTGTCCAGCTTCCGTCCTTATAATTAGTGCGATGAATATCTGCACTGTTTGCAGGTGCCGGAATTGTGTTTTGATATAACGCTGGCTCAACAATGCCCTGGGATAAATCACCACCGGGTGAACTTATTTTTACCTGCTCCCCGATCTCGGGTGCCCACCAGGTTATATCCCCTCCTGCGCGTTCAGTGATCCAACGCAACCAACCGGTTATAACGGGTTTACCATTGTGTTCATCATATTTCACGCGTACACGTGCCAACGTGTAATCGACCTGATCAACAACGCCTAAGCGAACGATGTTTGCCAGGCGTCGCTCCAGGTCATTGAGTTGATGCATGATTGCACTTATATTAATCATGACTACAGAACCTTTTCATATGTGCCACCACTGCCCGTATCTGGCGCATAAGCAATATTAATTTCGGTTGGTGTTACGCCTGCCGCATCCCAAGCAGAAGTGCCCACACAAAGGTCATGTTCCCACTCAACCGCCCATACTAAGTAACCATCCAGCTCCTGTTTAAAGTCGTCTTCATGTATTGATATTATTTTTGCCGGATCAACCGGCTGACCAAAACGCCCCGCAAGATAAATTGCCAGCGCAACCGTTACCGCCAGGTTACGCACTTCTAAATTTGCATTGGGCAAATTAGGATCATAAACACAATATGCACGCCACCGCGTAGTGAGACATAGCTGCTCTGTGCCCTCATCTTTTGCGGACTCAATTGAATCATCGGTTTCAATTAACACGGCGGGCAAATTAATTCGGGTGTCCATATCAGGATATGCCTCACAGGTATTTAAACCAGGCACATCCAGCAACAACTGAGCAACGATGGCATTGTGTAAATTAGTTAACACGATTTTTCAACTTTTGAATTTCATAATTAATTTCCTGCTGCATAATTTTCATTAAGCGCGCTTCTGTTCTTTCACTCACTGCATTCAGAACCTTCATTGCTTTTTCACTAATATCAAGTTCGACTAAATCAATCGGCAACCGAGCATCATCACGCCGTTCATACACGTCAGTGTGATAGGTTTTCATGGTCGCCTGAAAAGCCCCAGGGAAACGATGACGACCGACACTGACCCCGGTGCGCGTTTGACGAACTCGACCGAGGCGACTTGCTTTAATTTTGTACATCCCCATCCACACCTTGGCTTGCATTGCTTTTTTATCTTTCACATACACGCGTAAACGCTGGCGAATAATTTTTTGAACAATTTGTAACTCTTTGCTCAACTCTCTAGCTAAATGCGTTTTTACCCACCTGGCCGTTTTTCTCACCGAGCGAAAACCTGCAACTTCTACCTTGCGTTTTGTTAAACCTAGTGTGCTAGTCAGTTGATCGAACATCTGTTCATCTAATCTGACCTCGACACCCATCATGATCGGTGTGACCATTAGTGCGTTACCTTTTTAACGAACTCAACAAACAGATGATAAGAACCATAGCCAACACCTGTCAGCACAGTAATAATTCCCCACCCAATAACCTGTTGACGAAGGCGCTCATAGCGTTCTTCTTTTCTTTTTCTTTCCTCAATCCATTCTTCAACAAAGCGATGATGATCTGAATGGGTTCGGCCATCGAATGCATCACGCTCATCAAGAACCTCATTAATTGCTTCTTTAAGTTCGCTCACATTCATACCTATGGTCTCAATATTAATGCGGTCATGCCCGTACCATCTGGCTCGATATTCACCACGGAATAATCAATATTTTCAAATCGCAATACACTGCTTTTTATTGCATCGGCAACAACGTTATCCGGTGCGGTGAACATCGGCTCGCGTAATCCCGTTCGCATAGTGCCAATATTGGGTTGCAACCAGGGCGCCTCAAAAAAACCTCGCACCGGCACACCATCAAGCAAAGCATCATCACCCGCCGCATCTATAATCGCTTGATCATTGCCTGCAAACAGCTGCTTAAAGTTGGCCACTAAGAGCGCCCGCCTTTGCTGAAACCATCGAATGTGCGCATGGTCATGTAAGTGCCGCACGGGCTAAATAAAATAGCCGCCACCGCAACCTCTGCACCAGCAACCGGCACACCCAGTGCGTCGGTAATTAACCGTGCCGTTTCTGCAACCAGGCAATAAATAATGGTTGCGTAACCACTCAGGCGTGCAATTTTTGGGCGTGTTTCTTTTACATATTGCGTGCCGTGCTCGGCTTCTTTGCGAATGGTTTGCTGGCTTTCTGAGTGACGTTTGGTTTCGGCATCAAGCTCTGATTTGTGGCGCTCAAAAGCTAACGCTTCAAGCCGCTCTTTATGTCGCACCTCAATCTCACGCAACTTGACTGCTGCTTGCGGATCGTTTTGAATTGCCTGATTAATTGCGGATGGGTCATCCGCTTCTACACCAAACGCTGAGGCAACCAATTTGCCAAGTGCGAAGCCACCCGGCCCACCAATGGCACCGCCTAACATCGGCGCGGCTTTTGCGACTGTATTACCCAGACTTTCCCAAATGCTCACATCACACCCCCAGAAGAATTAACCAATTACCAACAGCTGACGTACCGTTTTTAGCTGTACTGTTTTTCACCTGTCATCTGAACAGAGCGGTCAAAAGTGGGTGCTGTGCCTAGCACTATATCCAAAACACGTACAAACTTTTTCAGGCCGTCTCCTTTAACGATAATGCTTTCAAATGCGGGTGCCGCATTGGTTACCTGTGTAAACACTGCACCAGGCACATCAACAAATGTGATGTTGTCATCACTGTGTTGCACCTTTACATCAAGCGTATTATCCGCACCGCCACCCGCAGAACTATCGAGTGTGAACTTCACATCACCTGCAAAGGCACTAACATCTACACCAGCACTGCCCGCACTTCCTGTGACTCGTAGGGCCGGGGCAATTGATAAGGGAATTATGTTTTTTGCTTTCATGTTTCACTCCAAAAAAATCAATTTAATTTCAGACTTACACTGCGCGTCTGTTTGTTTAGTTAATTAGCCGAGCTACCCTTGTCTGCTTTTTTCTTAACTTCCTTTTCTGGTTCAGTCTTCGCTTTTGCATCAGCATTTGTCTTTTCTTCAGCTTTACTTCTAGCTTCATTCTTTGCATCACCAACCTCTATTTCTTCAGCACGATTTTTCATGCGCAATAAAGAACGCGCCTGATCTTCACTGATGTCTTTCGGCACCAGTAGCTCATTACCCTGCTCAACTACAACACCACTGACTTGTGTGTCTTTGAGAATTTTTAAACCATGAATTTTTTCTGACATGTTTTTCTCTCCAGCTGCCCCGCGACTGCGGGGCTATAAAGATTTAACTAATAATTAACCGTTAAGGCAGAAACTTTCAGCATGACCCACGCCCACATCTGCATCCTGGAATACACGCAGTATCATGCCGCCTGATCCGGCCTTGGTTGCCATGTCTGGGTTCACGTCAATCACGCCCCAGAAGCCAACATAAACATCGGCCCAGTTACCAAAGATAATTCTGTTTGCTGCCAGCTGGTTTGATACCGTAACGCTGTGACCATTAGCTTCTTTACCATCCATTAAGAACAAACCTGAGCCCGCATCTTTTGGTGTGGTTTTTAAGTTGCCACGCACACCGGATGTTGTGGCATAAGCCAGACGACCTTCAAGCGCTTCATCTGCTGCCACTTTGCTCTCAAACCCAACCAGCTCTGACCAGGTTGGCTGACCAGGCGTGGCAATCGTTTGAATATTGACACCGTCAAGATTGACAATGCCCATCGGCTGGTTGTTGGTGCCTGTGCCCGCAAGAATGCCCAGGTCTACACCTAGCGCCGCACCTTTTAACAAAGAGTTATGTATCAGGCGTTCAACCGAGGGGCTTGATTGTTTTAATAGGCGGCGTGACATGGGCACGGCACCAGCCAATGTTTTAGGCGACATTTTCAGGCTACCGTATGAGCCTTCGCTCATCGGTGCGTCATCATCATCACCTATCCAGCCGAATGTAGGCGTACCTAATTCGCGGGGAATATCGACGTTTCCTTCAAGCCCATCCATAACAGTCGCACCTAAGCTCATCACGATTGACTTAGGGCGCAATGCATTGATATACATATCTCCCATATGCTCAGTCGCGATTAAATCGGCACCATTGGTTGCGTCCATGACGCGCTGAGCCATGATGTCTATCGGCACAAAGAACCCACGCGCATCACGATCTAAACGCTCACCTAATTCACGGGAACAATCCATTTCAAAAGCAGCTTTTCGCATGGCTTTTGTGTCACCATTTTTTGCTGCCACCACCGCATTGATTGCGCGCATTAAACTGTAATCTTTCATTTCACGCGCCGATAAATCCAGGCGTGTATCTGGCATATCACCACTGCCTGTATTTTCCTGCGTAGGTAAACGCTCCAGAATGGCGGTGCGCAATTGGTCAACTGTTTTACCAGTTTTAATAAACTCACGAGCCAGCTCTTCACCGCCGTAGCTTTTATAACGCTCACCCATTTCTTCCAGGCCTGCAATTCGCTTCAACTGTGCATCGTTTACCTTGTTTTCAATGGCACGAACATCCACCTGTTTCTCAGGGACAACTGCCGGTGCAACAGGTTGATTGCCCGTTCCCGCACCACGGTTTGCATCGCCCGGCACATCTTCAATTTCTGGTTCCATAGTTTTATCCTCTATTTCGATTTCAAAATCATCACCGGCCGAGCGGCCGACACCAACAGAATCATCAGCCGCTACAGGTAGCAAACTGATTTCGTATGGTTCCCAGTCAACCGCACGATGAACATCGGGTGCATCATCATTGCGCTCTTCAAGAACCAATTTAAAAACGCGATAACCAATAGAAACTTTTGTTAAGATCCCATCCAGCACATCACGAAATTTTTCATCAGCAAGTGGCGAGTTACCAAAGCGGACAATCGCCTTGCCTCGACGCTTTTCAATTTTTCCCTCTTCAACCACACCGATATGCTGGCGCATGTCATGTAAAAACAACAACGGCCCGCCATTTTGTAAACGCCCCATGCGCACTGAACTGGGAGAGTGATCGAGTATTTCAACACCGTACCAACGCTCGACCTCCTGTGTTTCAGATGAAAACGAAAGTTCAACGGTGCGCGCCTCTTCGTTTACCGCTTCGCGATTTAAATTGAATTCGCGAAAAAATAAGCCTTTTGATTTAATCTTCCGAGCCGTCATCTTTTTTTCCTTTCGGTTTATCGTCTGCTTTCACTTCAGCAGCTGTAGGAATTACAGGGAAAACAATTTTTTTATCTTTGATTTTTTGCTGATAGGCTGCGATCTGATCGAGGATTTCATCCAGGTCAACACCTAGCTCAGACGCAACCCGATCAGGGCTAGTAAGCCCGGCATTAATTGCTTCAACAATAGCTTTAATATCTTTGAGTGGATCAACCCAACTCCAGCGACGACCCTGCCAGCGATGAGTGATAAAGTTTTCTTGAGAAACACTTTGCCCTGCACGACCATGAAAAAATTCAGCACTCAACCAGCGCTCATAAATACGCTCAAGAATGGTCGCGGCTAAACTATCCTGTTTTACTTTCCAACGTTCACGCTCTTCTAAGGTACCTGCACGTGTGCTTGAAAAATTAACGTCCGTTAAATCGCCTGTTAGTGCGGCATAGGAAACACCCCAACCCATCGCGATATCACGATGATTGGTTTTCACAAAAGAGTCATACATCTCATGGGGATACTTTGGATCAAAGCCGATGAAGTTGCCGCCCTCTGGCAAAAGACCAACAACACCAGGTTCAAGCTCTTCGATTAAATCTCCATCTTCGTCTTGCTCATCAGCCAGCGCGTGTTTGTTACCGCTATCTATGATCCAACCCATTTTTGAAGCACCAGCACGCGCGGCTGTAATTGCTGCTTCCTGATATGCATCAAGCTGATGAACTGTCAACATGCCGGACGCCATCCAGGGCGCACCTCTTAATTGCTCTGGCCGGTCTGCATCAAACCAGTGAATTATGTCAGCCGCATCAACACGCTCATGTGATTCATGGTTGAATAACAAACCATGACGCTCACCTTTTTTTAACCAGTAAGCAACAGGCCGACCCGATGGATTGAGTTCAATACCCAGACGAATTCGATTACCATTTTTTAAATCATCATTAAGCATGTGATCCATGCGAGCAGGATCGAGTAACTCAATAACAAAACCCCAGGGGTTTTGCTTTGTTGGCTGAACATCATGCAGACGAATTAAACAATCACCATCACGCGCCGCAGTGCGAGCCGACATACGACAAGATTGCGCCAATGAATAACGCCCGGTTAATTCACAGACACCACGGCGTGACCATTTTTTAAAATCAGCTTCTATCAGCCGGTTATTTTTTGTGTCGAGATCACCCGAACTAGTTTTACCCTGCACTTGCAAAGTAAATCCATCAGGGCCGACAATGTGGGTTTCACATAGAGATAAATAACGACGCGCAACATTACTGTTTTGCTCAAGCTCACGAGAGCGAGCGCGAAGAATGGAAAGCTGGCTTTTAAGTTCCTGATTGATATCACCGCCAGCACTTAACCAGTCTGCAGTGAGACGATCTTGTTTTGCGGCTTTGAACAAGCGCGACATTTTAAGGCCACGCCAGCGCCCACGCGAAACAACGATTGTTGTCTCTTCTTTGGGTTTAGTTCTACGGAGGGCGGCTGGCCATTGCATAGCGCGTATTATGCTGGCTGCCTATGAGACTATTGTATGATTGGATTTAGTTTATAGAAGTGTAAACGTCTAGCAAACCACACATACTGAATTTCCCACTGTTTTCTAAAATGACTCCCCCATTAAACTAACAGGAGTCAATCATGACAAAACGTAAGCAGCGCAGCCGAGCGCAGTGGCTAAACCTG